TGAAATAAAAGATATTACTATACAAATACCTGATTTTATTGATGTAACAGACTTAGAAGACTATGAAAATAAAAAATCAATTATAGATCAAATGAATATGCAATCTATTTCAATAACAGAAAAAACAATCCCATTTATTGAATGTGCCTGTAATAAATATTACAGTGAAATTGCAGATTGTATTGAAAAGACAATACATATTATAGAACCGAATACACGATTAACAAAACATTTAATTTTATTTTTAAAATATGCAAAAATAAGGGATTTAATACATGAAAATAAACTATGTGTAAATGATTGTAAACCCGAAGATTTTGGAGCAAAAAATAATATAAATATTTTACTTGGACATATTGAAGCAAATTTAAATAAATACGGAAATCAATATAAGACTTTAATGGAAAAGGGTAATATATAAATAAATGTTGGCAATTTAATTAATTAATGATGATATTAAAATTTCTGTTTTTTTTTAGTTTACTTCATAACGGACTCTGTAGTGATGAAGAGATAAATTTAAAAAAGCAATTATTACAAAATTATGATACGACGACTATTCCAAAATTAAAGGAAATGGAACCAATTAATCTTAAATTAGGAATCGCGATTCGTGCATTTGAAAATATTGATCAAGTTGAAGGAACGATACTGTCTAATATTTGGTTACGATATTATTGGAATGATTATCGTTTACGTTGGGATCGTAATTATTGGAATACAAGTAAAATTATAATGAATTCGGATTTGGAAGCAGATAGTTTAATTTGGACGCCTGATATTTATTTATATAATACGGCTGAAAATCCGATGGATCAACTAAAGAATTCTAGAGTGACTGTGTATTCAAGTGGTGATATTATTTGGTCTCGTCCAGGTCTTTTGAAATCAACTTGTAAATTTAACTTAAAATTTTATCCTTTTGATATTCAAAAATGTCATTTACGATTTGGAAGTTGGGTATATAGTGGTTTCGATTTAAATTTGACTATTCATGAATCAGAAATCGATATAGGAAATATGCAGCTAAACGAAGAGTGGGACTTGATTAATACAAGTAGTAAACGTAATGAAAAAAAATATGAATGCTGTCCCGAAATCTATCCAGATGTTTTATTTGAATTTTCTTTACAGAGGCATTCACAGCACTATACATCAAATATTATTATTCCAACAATCGCAACAAGTTCTCTTATGATTATTAGTTTAATTGTTCCATGGGATTCAGGAGAGCGAATTTCATTTGTAACAACTGTTATGCTATCTATTATTGTATTTTTACTGTTATTATCTGAAAACTTACCCAAAACGGATTCAAATCCATTCCTTTCACAATTAACACTAGGATTAACAATATTTTCGCTGATTAGTGTATTTTTTACGGTAATTATATCATCATTATACACCCATAAGAAGAATAGAGGAATCGTTTATAGAATATTAAAACTATTTAAAGTTACTGATAAGAAACCTTGTTATAACACAAATAGTGAAATATCATCTTTAGCTTCAAATCCTTCTTATACATCAGTATATAATCAAACTACAGATATTATGAAACTACAATCATTATCAAGTAATGAAATCGATATTGATGAAGTGATGAATTCTAACGAACTTATCAATAAAACGGACGAAAATAAAACTAATTGCGAATCAGATGGACACACACCAAGTAACGAAAGAAATAAAAAAATAAAAGAAGGTGAATTAGATTGTGAAACGACTGCAGGAAATGTAGAAGCTATATTTACTCTTCTATTTTTTATATCCTTTATTATTTATTTGATTTATATGTTTACTATTATACCTTAAATTTTTCAAATTCAGCAAAATTTGTAATTTTACTTTTATTGATATAAATAATACTTTTTTCTTTTCGCATAACGCGTTCTTTATTAGCGGGTTGTTGCTTTCTAATGAATTCCGGGACTTTTACTTCCAGTTCGTCTTTGTATTTTTCAAAGATACTGTTAATAAAATGATAACCTGAATAAATTTGTTCAATACATCTGGCACCTGTAATCATAATACTCCCACTTTGAAAAACAAAGATTGTAATCTTTTTACATTGTCCTACACCAACACCCGTTCCTTTACCAATGCATTTTTTTGGACATGGACATTTTCCTGTAAAACTATTACCTACTACATTATTTTTGTTCCAAAACATTTTAATATTTACACCAGGATACTCACATGCGTCAAAAGTGGAAGAAACATTGTATTCGTTTGATAGAATTTTATGTAATACGGAACGATTTACATCATATGAAATATTATAGTCTGAATTAATTAATGCAATTTTAAAACTAGACATCGCAAGTGTATCAATCTCCATTTCTTCTTTAAGAATTTCAGGATGTGTCTTGTAAGTTTCTTTAATATAGTCAATTAGAATTTGAACTGATTTTTTACCATTTTCAATCTTTTTAACACCAGTCATTGAAATAGATCCGTTGTTAAAGATCTTAATATTATTTTTGAATCCAGGTTCTGGAACTACAATAATTGTAATTTGATTCCAAAATCTACCTTTAGTGGGTTTCTTTTTATTTGAACCCTTTTTAGTTCCTTTAATAATATTTCCCTCTTCATTTTTAAATTCGACGTATTTAATATTATCATTAATATTGAGAAACTCCGCTAATTTTTTCAAATCAATCGATGCATTAATATTACCATATGCAACGTGTGTTGTAACGCGAATAGGGCTCGGTTTGCTGTTAGGATACAACAATGCCTCCGACATTTTCGTGTGTGTTTAAGAATTTCTTTAAGGTGTTTTATAATCTTAATTAATTATTGTTAAAATCTTTAAGTTAAAACAAATTATTCAATTTTTAGATGGTGGCAAAAAAATTGATTGTAATCTCAACTTAAAGGTTACAGTATACTAAACAGTAAGCAAGGAAACAACGCTACAGTATTATATTCTCAAACCAATATGACGAACACCAATCTTCTTCATATTGAACTTGTAAATGGTAGTGATGAGGATCTACGTGATATATATCAAGAGCAATATGAAGCTAGCAAGAGCAAAGCACCCTATTTGGATTCTGGTTTTGATCTTTATTTTCCTGCTGATGTCAAGTGTCTCTCTGGAAAATCAACGAAGATTAAACTCGGTGTAAAGATTGCAATGTTCCGTAATTGTGATGATAGTAAACCAAGTGTAGGTTATTATATGTATCCTCGCTCATCTATTAGTAAAACACCTCTTCGTCTGGCTAATTCTGTAGGAATTATTGATAGCGGTTATCGTGGTGAATTGATGGCAGTAGTTGATAATCAATCTGCAGAGGATTATTTGATTAAACGCGGACAACGACTCTTTCAGGTATGTGCCGGAGATTTGACACCTATTGTGAAGGTTCGTTTCTGTGAACTAAATAGCACTGAACGTGGTGAGGGTGGATTTGGAAGTACCGGATTGTAAAAAGAGAATTATAATAAAGTTATTATTTTATAAAATAAAAATAAATAAATTAATAGCCTATTGGGTCAGGTGGCCGAGTGGTTAAGGCGATAGACTTGAAATCTATTGGGCTATGCCCGCGCAGGTTCGATTCCTGTCCTGACCGAATTACTTTATATTAATTTAAAGTGATCTACTAATCTTTTTTGTTTTTCTAGATGTCCCCGATTGACGGGGACTTGTAGATCGTAACGTTTGTGGTAATGAACGCGCTCGTCTAACTGTTGCTTTTCTAGATGTCCCCGATTGACGGGAACTTGTAGATTGTAACGTTTGTGGTAATGAACGTGCTTGGGTAGCTGATACTTTACGTGTTTTAAAAGCTGATCGTGGATATAATAACTTTTTAGTGGATATATTTATGTTTTTATCACCGAAACTAGTTTTCCATTTATTAGTAAGATATTTTTCAATATCTTTAATCTTTCTTCTATTTTTTTTAGATTGAATGTTGCATACTTTCATTTTATATCCAGAAGTTGTTTCATAATGTTTTGGTAGTGAATTTAAAAGATCTTCAAATAGTTCTTTATTTTCCTTGTTTGGACCTTTTATAATATTGAATGGAATTAAAACAGATTTATCGTAAATTTCATCCTTATTACTACAGTCTTCTTCACCTAAATTAAATAAGAAACGTTTATGATAATAAGTTACTGATTCTTGAGAAGCGTGATTATATAAATTAATTGATTTATTTCCGAATGATTTTAAGAATATATAGAGAAAGTAAGTAGACCATGGAAATTTGTATTCAGGTTTAGGATTACTGTCTGTATCTTCTTCATCAAAATCGAAGATGGCGGTTGTACATCTTACACGAACATAATAATCACTATCATTCTTCTTTTCAACAAACATAAATGTTATAAGATTTTCATTTGTAACTGGTTTATTTACATACGCGGCTCCAGATTGTGGTTGTGATTGTGGTTGTGATTGTGGTTGTGGTAGCGACTTAGATTTAGATTTTGCTTTTTCAATTGCAGCAATTGATTGTTGTTTTGTTTTGTTAAATAATATTTCAAAATGTGGATCTTTAATAGAACCAGCTGGCAATGATTTAACTCCTAATTTGTTTAATTGTTTCATAATTAACATTCTTAGATAAATAACATTTTTATTATTAAAATCTAATTTTTTTTCTAATTTGTATATCAACGAACTATCTAATTTTTCATCTTCCCATATATTTTGATTATTTGTCATTGTTTTTGTTACAAAAAACATATACACATTTTTTTTATCAAATATTTCATATATATAATCATCTTTTATTCCACTATCAATACCTCTTTTACATTGATGAAAACTATATTCTTTATCTATAATTTTGTTTAATACAGGGCTAATGCCATAAGTCATTTTTTTCGGTGGAATCATATACAATGTATAATCATCAAATTTGTAAATATTACCTCCATTAATTCTTAAATTTTTGATTTTATCAAATGACATATTTTTGATTTTATCAAATGACATATTTATAATATAAATTATATAACGAAATAAAAATAGTTTAAAGAATACTATATATTAATATTTGAGACGCGGTGGCCGAGTGGTTAAGGCGATTGACTGCTAATCAATTGGGTTCTACCCGCGCAGGTTCGAATCCTGTCCGCGTCGTCTCGGGGTTATAGCTCAGTGGTAGAGCACTCGCTTTGCATGCGAGGGGTCCAGGGTTCAATTCCCTGTAACTCCATTTACTTTTTTAATACACTCTTGATTTACATTTTTAATAATAAATCTGTTATTTCTTTTACTACTAAATTGTTTATGCGTTCTTTTTTCCATTTTTAAAAATATTAGAAAATATTGTTTAATTTCTACCTATATACTAAGTATAGTATAGTATGCCTAAAACACAAAAAAATCGTAAAACTACTAAAACAAACCATACAAAAAAACGTAATAAAATAATGATTCTTACCTTAAAACCGAAAATGCTTGAAAGTGATTTAGCTGAAAAGGAAGGTCATTATTTTCCTGAAAGTCATTACGATAAAATAATCAAATCTGATTGCGATGGTTATCGTATTGATGAAGATGGTAAAAAACATCTATTATTCCGTTTTAGAAAAAATGTTCTTCCAAAAGATCAATGTAAAGTTGGAATGGGGTGTTTAAAAGAGGCGTCACTACATAAACATGATAATCGTGGTGCAGCAGCAGGTATTCTTGATCCTACAAAAATGCCAGCTTACGCTAATGATCCAAACCTTCATGGAAGAAAAGAAAGATACCGTGTAGATGGATATTATTCAAAAAAAACAGGCAAGTTTATAAATAATAGCACCGGTAATTTAAGTCAAAGTAATATTATTGGATATTTTGATAGACGCGATCGTAATCAAAAAGGGAAAATAGACGTACCTTGTAGAGAAACCGCATTTACTAGAGATGAAGTTGAAAAATGGGAAAATGCACAACCTTTATTAAATTCAATTGATAAACAATTTAAAATACTCATTCCAGATCGTCATAGGCAACAACATAAAATAGCGCAAATGACACCTTTTAAAATTGGAAATACTGCATTTTCTACAGTAACTATTAATAATAATTGGCGAACTGCATTACATAAAGATGCCGGAGATTATCCAAAAGGTTTTGGAAATTTAGTTGTTTTAGAAGAAGGTAAATATAAAGGAGGTTATACAGGATTTCCACAATATGGTGTTTGTATTGATGTTCGTGAAGGAGATTTTTTAGGTATGGACGTTCATCAATATCATTGTAATACTGAAATTAAACCCATTACAAAGGATTATACTAGATTATCAATTGTAGCGTATTTACGTGAAAAAATGATTGAATGCGCTAAAAAAAAATCTATTAAATTAGTATAAAAATGCTTCCCTCTCTTCTTTCTGTTGTTATCTTTGGTATCGCAATTACTTTTCATGTCGTATTATTAAAATATGTCATGGAATTAGAAAAGAAACCTAATTGTGAATGCTCTAAAACATGGCAAAGAGACTTTATTAAATATTATTTAATTGCTTCTCTTGTCTTTCTTAGTGTTAGTGTTCTCCGTATTCTTTTAGGAATAAAAAATAACGCACTTACATTGACAGTAAGTACAGTAATGCAATTATTAGGTTTAGTTAACCTTTTTGTTATGTTTTTTTATACACAAAAATTAAAAAATTCTGACTGTGCTTGCTCCGAAGACTGGAGAAGAACATTTATGAATGTGTATTCACTTATTATGTTAGCGTTCTTCCCTATTGTTACAATCATTCTTTTAGCATTTGCATTACTTTCAGGAAAAACTGTTATGCGCCCTGTTAATGTAAAATCACCTAAATCAGTTCGCAAATAAATTATTTATTCATTAGATTCTTTTTGATATTGTTCACGTAATTCCATAAGAATTATGCCACTTTTATTTTGTCCTACTTTTTGTTCATCCTGTTTACCTTTCATACCCCAAAAATCATCAATACGAAATCCAGCGTGAATAAGTGGACGATTACCTGTTTCCACTAATTTTTGTTTTAGTTCAGGATTTGCTTGATAATAATTATCAACAATACTTCTCATAATAGCTACACGTTTTTTATCCCAATTTTTAACAACCGTTACACCAAATTTCTTAAAGAATGCTTTACCTCCATGTTTCTTTACGTCATTACCTTTATCACCAATATAAGATGGTTTATCAACGGTAAATAAATCCTTATACAATTCAATTTTAGTTTTATCCTCTGAGGTTGCTTTTTGTGCATGATATGCGTGTTCAATTGTAGCGTATTTACGTCCCTTATATTCAAATGGATTTGCGACGTTCAAATTACTTAACCATTTGTAAGTTTTTTTCATATTATTAAATTCAATTGGTTCTCCAACTGGTTCGGGTTCAA